TAAGTATCAAGCTGCCTATCCGTCTCATAAGTGATCGCCTTAAACCGATCGTCGCGTGGTATGCGCTCGAAGTAGACAATCTCTTTGACCTCTTTGGCGATGTCCTTGATCGGCTGTGTCGGATCGGCCGTTCCCTTCTTACCCTTAGCGCGGATACCGATGCCAATCAGTCCATCGCCATACACCGTGTCATCCCACAACGCATCCTGTAGGAAATCCTTTATCCCAAGATTGTCGAGATAGTCGATAACCGCCTTGGAGCGTTCCTTGTCCTCATCGATAAACTGCACCTCGAATCCGTTCTTGACAGGATCCTCGCTCATCACGCCGGCGATATGCCGACAAAACCAGATTCCCTCCGCCATGTTCGTGAGCTGCTCCGGCGTGAACTCAGTTACGGCCAGCGGTTTCTGGCGCGCCAGCGGGTCTAAGGTGCTGCTCATCTGCGACCCGCCTGGATCGCTTATCCCCGCATCAGTCCGTGCTTCAGCCTGTGCTTCAGCCTGTTTCTTTAATGATTCAATGCCCATCTGTTTCCTGCCCCCTAACTATGTAGAAACGTTTCTACAATCACGGTCTACCGTGTAATCTATTTAACAACTAGTCATGTGGTCCGTAGACGCTCATGAACCCGCCCTTCTTGATACCGATCATCAGCTCGGTAGCAGCCCACACCAACCAATCCAACCGATCGTCGTGCTCTAAGTCTTCTACTGGCGTGGTCAATTGGTCCTCTAACTCTGGGAATATCCCTACATGGTAGGCACGATGTTGCTCATAGATCGCAGAAATAGGCTCAGCTCTTTTCTTCTTACCGCGTGTGGCGGTGACCGCCTTGAACGGAAGGTTCTCATCAACCTGATGAACCGTGTTGCCTACCATCTCCCCACCATTATTTACCTCGCCAACGATCAGGTCCGCTTTCCATCGCAAGTACCCATTAACAGCCTGGTTCGCCCACCCTTTTGGGGAGAATCTACCACTTAGGTCCTCTAGCACATAGAGCTGATTTCCAGCTCTACCCGCAACACCAATACCAGCCTCATCCGCCGTTTCATCGTGCTTTTTGGGTGGATCAATTGCCACCACAATACGATCCATCTTGGGGGCATCTTCTGGAGTGCAACGCAAGATGTCATCATAGTTCCACAACGCCCCTTCGTTAGCGTCAAGCCATAAGCCATGTAGGAACCGATCACGCTTGCGCTTTGATAAGCTCTTAAGCTCCTCGATATACTCCTCTCCGATGTTCTCTAGGTTGTCAATCGGATTCATAAGCATCGACGCATATCGTTCCAGATTTAGCAGCGGAATCTTATCCTTGGGGTCCTTCCCCTCAATGAACATGCGATAAGCCCAGTGCTGCTTGTGTGGCGGGTTGCAATCGTAATAGCATCGATTCACAAGACCCGACTTCTCTGCCAGCCTTGACCGCGCTGTTTCGATTGAGCTATAGGTGAACTGCGAGCACTCATTGAAGAAGATGGTTGCGTACTCCGTCCCGAGCACCTTCTCTGTCCGCTTTTTGTCGTCAAGGCCACCTAGCCAGATCTCAGAGCCGTTTGGGAACGCGATAAAGTAGTCGCTTCGATTCCACTCCACATTAAGATCGGGCCAACACATACGTAGAACCTTGGGGAGGGTGTCATGCCAGACAGAAGTTTTGACGTGGTTGAAGTGGATCCGGAGAATCAAATGCCGCGACTTGTGCTTGAGAGCTCGCACAATCATCGCGTATATAAGAAGAAAGGTCTTTCCTGATCGACCGCCACCGTAAAGCAAAACATGCCGAGCAGTACCTTGAAGAAGAGATATCGCCTCATGCTGCTTGACGGTTTTCTTATAGCCCTGCATCTTCTCTGTCAAAGTGAAGATTCACCTCGCCAGTATTCTCTATCTCGCGCTTGTCCTTCCATCCGTTATTGTTCTTGAGATCGAAGATACGTCCTGGGCCATACCCATCACCGTCTAACAAGTGAGTCACTTTATCGGCTTCAATACGCGCACGCGCCTTTTTAAGGGTGCCAATAAACTCCTCGCGTGTTTCGTATAACTCAAGCCCCTGTACCGTAAGATCGAGGAAGACGGCAAGCCCCTGTACCGTATATGTCTCAGGCATCGGCACCTTAATCAACGCCTTTCCCGTACCCTTGGTTACTACCCGTGAAACTACCCGCGCATCACACTTAACGAAGTACCCCTCAATCCCCTCTTCCATCTGTGCCACAGTCTTGAACTTGCGTGGTCGACCCCCGGGATGTTTGCCTTGAGTCCCTTTCTTAGCACTGCTTATTAACAACAAGTGATTGCGCGCATGACGGATTACCGCTTGATGAGACAGTCCGTAACGAGTCGCTATGGTCCGCTTGGCATCACCCCTGCGAAGAGCCCGGTCTATCGCTTCATGCTTGGGGTGTGTGCAAACAGTGCATTTGCGTGGCATTCCGTTATTCCGGTTCCGCTATCGTTTCAAGCCCAAGCTGACGACTATTCATCGTCATCGCCCCCTCTCCACCAAGGCACACTCACCCCTATCAACACCAGCAACACCAGCAAGATCACCAGAGCGGGGTAGTGCATGCACTCAGTCCGCCTGTGGGTCATCAAAAAACGCATCAATCCGCGCCCGGTTGATTAACTTGCGCTGTATATCTAACCGTCGTTCCTGCAAGGCCATGCGTAATGGATTGACGATCATGCCGTGCTTGGATCCACACTCAGTGCAGATGTAGAGACCTCGCTTAGACCACCAGGAGATGTGCCCGCACTCGGTGCAGCGCACCTCTACAAACTTAGTCTTCTGCTGAGGCGTGGTCTTCTTCGAGATTACTAGCATCTTGTTCCTCCTCGGCGAGGCCAAATGTTACAACCACGCATCCATGACTTTATGCCTCCATTCACCCATATGCTATGCCAATTCACCATATAGAATCTGTGCGAGAATCTGAAACTACCCCACCAATTCTTTAGCGTTCGCACCTTCTTGCATTCTGCCCTTTTGACCCATCCACTATCGCCATTTTTAAGCCCACTAAGCCGCCAAGACTTGCGTCTGACACCATCAGCTACGCGGTATTGATGCCCCTCATACCACACTTCGTCTCCTAGATTGATCTGCCGTATATGCCGCAAAGCCAACCACACAATGTAGATCCTCCAGTAAACGCTTCTTAACCTGTTTAGAACTGTCGGCTTGCGAAACGTCGAACTACGCATCTGCAACACCTCCATTGCTCTCTTCCTCAGCTCGCTCTAGGGTCTCTTCTAGCGCAAGAAGCTCACGCACTTCATCGGGCACCGTGTCCTGCTTGACCATCCGACCCTTGTGGCGATACAAGCCGCGCTTATCACAACTCCAATCTCTTAGATCTATCTCAACCTTGGCTGCATCGTGTGGCTTCTCTGCCTGTGGGGGATCGCCAAGCAACGCGGGAAGGATCGTGAGGTTTTGAAGGTCGACATAGGACAACACATCGTCCAATGTCCACGCATTGAGTACCGGCAGTATCTTGATCTTCGAACGCTTGAATGCCGACACAAGCTCTTTGGACAGCTCGCCGCCCACCGCTGTTACCAAGATTCGCCATCCACTCGCCTGTGCGTCGTCAATCGCTGGCCCCTCTAGAGGGTCAAGCCCATAGAAGGCGCGTATCTGCTCGCGGTAAGCGTCAAAGCCCTCTACGGGTTCTTGTGCTAACCGCGGGAAGAATGGCTCCACCGAGAACCGCCCCCGGAAGTAACCCCTCACAAGATCGAGCAACACAAGACTCACGGGCGTGCCGGTGAAGGCCACCCCCACCTCAAACGGTATGTACTCCTGCAACAGCGCCGAGAACTCCTCTTGGAATTGTTGGATCAGCGTGATGCGCCGCTCCTCTGATATCATCGTAAACTCTGGTAATCCTCCCATTTGTTTCCCCTCCCCTTTTACATGTGACATCTCAATATGTGGTGTCCGAGCACCCGCCGCAATCGCCAGTGCGCGTAACACCCGCGGGTAATGCTGTAACACCCGCGGTACAGTCTCTCGAATCAGCTTTCGCGCTTGCGCAAGATCCGCACAGTGCAGCTTCTCCGCTAACTCAGTCAGTTGCTTATCGTCATACGTCTCCACCAACGCCGCAAAGATATCGGTCAATAGCCACTGCTCTACCTTGATCTCACGGCCACGTAGTGCCTCTTCAAGCATCACCTGGCCAAGCTCTTGATCAAAAAGCTCATCCATGATTGTCACGCCAGTGAGCTATCCGTGCCTTAGCTATCTCGACATACTCAGAGTTTAGTTCTATGCCAATGTAGTTCCTTCCCTCTTGCACCGCAACCAATCCAGTCGTTCCGGCCCCGAAGAAAGGATCGAGAACAATGCCATCCTTCGGGCAACCAGCTAAGATACAGGGCTGTATTAGATCTGGAGGGAATACCGCAAAGTGGGCACCCTTGAAGGGCCTCGTAGAGACAGTCCAGACATCGCGCTTGTTGCGCATATCCACCACTGCACGAAAAGCATTCTGCCCAGTATCAGCCATCGCCTCCGTTTTGCCCTTGAAGCTACCTTTAAGAGCAGATGGTCTCACTTTCTGAGCACGTCCTAATTGATGCTCCCCTGTTTTGCCAACATCGAACTTACTC